GCTCCGACCTGAACACGGTACAGATTCTTCTGATCGACAGCAGCGGACGTTATATATTCATGCAGAACAGCCCAGCGGTTCTCATCAACATAGTACCACGGGCAGTATTTACCTGTCAGGTCATAGTGCCGCAGGACATTTCCAGCCGAGATATTGTACTTCTTCATAAGGTACTGTACCAGTTCGCGCAGAGCCGACATAGACGCTGTTTCAAATTCTCCGCTTGCCTTTGAATAGCAGACCTCGATATGCAGCGTTCCGGCGTTTTTGCCACTTGCGGCATAGGCTGTCTCGTTATCGGGAACAACACGGATTACCTTGCCGTTCAGTCCGACTATGTACTGCGTGCTCGTCCAGTTGTTCGGCTTATTAGGAAATCTTCCCGTTGCGACATTCGAATAAAACAGCGCCAACCTGTCCGCATCAGTTCCAGCCTGTCCGGTATAATGCACACATATGCGCTTCGGAGTTGACTTGCTTCCTGGGCGGTTATACTTATTAATAGGAATGAGCTTATCAATTATTTTCATCTTTATCCTCCATATCTGCGAGCACCGCACGGAGCTGTGCCGCTTCTTCCTCAAGCGCCTTGAGCCTGCTCTTGTCCTCGTCAGTGCCGACGCCTGCGACTATTGCCGCAAGCGGACGTATACGCTCCCGGTCAATCTCCGCGAATCTGCGGGATATCTCGGCTGCTCTGAGCCGGCTTTCCCGGGCAGCACGCTGCTCGTCATTTTCGCGCGGTTCGATGATTTCATCATAATTCTGCGACATATGCGTATCCTCCTTCTACTGCCTTGATGTCCGTTATGGTTCTCATGCTGGGGCGCAGGTCGAGCGGGTCGATGTCGTTTGTGGTTCTGACCTGGTAGAATCTCTGGCACTTTGCAAGCTCCGCAGCGTAGTCGGGCGGCACGAACGGCGTCGCCAGTGAACCGCCCTCCAGCTTCGCCCATGCGAGCTTCAGGGAGTTCCCGGCTTCGGTGCCCTTGTTGAACCCGATGGAGACTGCGGATATGTACTCGCTGTCAGAAAGATCTACCGTCACACTGTTTATTCCAGCCTGAAGCCTGGGAGTATAGTAGCTGTCAACGTAGTCCCCGGCTGCGGTCACAGTGCGGATACGCGCGGCCCATACTCCGGTGACGTCCGCTGCCTTGAGAGATAGCGTGTATTTTCCCGGTGGAAGCGGGAACTCAAAATCCTGCCAAAAAGCGTGGGTTGTTGACGACGCTGTTACCGTAGAGGTGAGCTTTACACCGCCGGAAATCGGCGCTGCGCTGCACTTCCCGGGAGAATACCATCTGTCGACCGTGTAGCCGGAGGTGTATTCAGCCTGCCCGCGCTGATTTATACGGAAATCCGGATTTATCAGCAGGTTCGGATTGCTGTAATTCACCGCGTTCCACGCTGCCTTTTCAGTGGCGGTAACGTGGATATCCGAGTCAGCCGCGTGCGCTTCTATGGCGGCTCTTGCCACCTCGTCCACACCGCTCTCGCCGCCTGCCGATGTGGACGTCTTAAAAGGGCATGCGGTGTAATCGCTCCCGATGAGCTGCACCGAGCCGGTGCCCATAAGGTACACCGCTCCGCAGGCTCCGTATATCGCCGCTGCCTGTCCCGCAGGTATGCTGACCGTGCCGTCAGCGCCCGCCGTAACGCCCGGAGCAGTGGACGCGTACACGGTAGCCGTGCCGTCGTTCCTGAGCCAGGCGTTTGTGCCGCCGCTGTAATCTGCCCTGATTTCCTCGCCGGTGAGGACGATTGTTTTTGATGTCATGATTTATCCCTCCAAAAGTACCTTTTTGCCGTTGAAATACAAACCGTCTGACTTTGCCTCAAGCTTTCTGCCTGTATCATCGGTCGTGCTGTATATAGCCCATCCTTCGTTTGTTGCTTCAAATCTATACGTAATGTTTTTGCTGTTAACGAAAGAAAGTCCGGATGGTCTAAGATAAAACTTGCCCCCTTGGTAGACCCACAGTCGTGTAGTATTATCCACCTCAATCGTTATGCCTTTTTCATCGTGGTTATTGAGAATAATCATGTTGCTGCCGGAACTAAGCTCTACAAGCTGCTTGGGGTAGTCTGATGAAATAGTCAGATGCGACGCGTTAGTCCCGCTCAGCATAAAGCCATTACTAGCGCGCTGAAGAAACGCCCACCATTCGCCGTTCTGAAACATACACAACCCTTGTCCGTCCTGCACCGTGGCATACGAGGTTTGGGTCGGGGACACAAGCTTTTCAGCAGTTCCTCCTGACTGGCTGAGCTGCTTCCTCAGCTCGTCTATCTGCTTTTCTGTCTGGGATTTGGGCTGCGTACGCTGCCTTGATTCTGTAGAAGTCTCCGCAGAATAGGCCGTCGCCACGGATTCCTCCACTGCTGACAGGGACGAGGGCATGCTGCATTTTATTGTGTGCTGCCCCCGGTACCTCCAGATCTGAGAGGTGATCATGCCTGTTGCATATCCCCGGTCGGTGTCTATAGCGCCGCCCCGCAGCCGGACATAATCCCCGATCTCAAGAGCAGGGTCGCCGGTGAAACTCGAATCAAAAACGCGGTTCAGGCATTTGTACATCTGCAAAAGCTCGTTGTTGAGCACCGCCGCGACAACGTCGTCGGAAAGCTCCGCAAGCAGCGGATTTTCGTTCAGTTCCATGACCGCGAGCTTCTCGCTGCCGCCCGCTGATATCTCACTTGTGGAGTACACCGCAGCGCCGTTTCGCCTGGTGAACAGCTTCGCAATGCAGGTCGTATCGTCAGAGAAATCCGTATTGAAGCGGATATTCCCGGCTATTTCACGCACCGGGACTATTACTCCGCCGTCGTTCCTCTCACATGTGAGCGGCACGAATTCCAGCTCGTTGCTGCGGCTGATTCTCGCAAACGAAGCGGTCATCATGCCTACATACATCAGCAGGTCGCGTTCTGTCTGGATACGCGCCGTGTTTATCTTCGCGGTCTGCGCCGCGTTCGGCAGCGCTTCAAACGCCGTCTGTGTCATTCCGAAGCTTAACCCGGCAGCAGTACACGCGCCGCACACAAGCTCATACAGCGTGCCGGAGCGCTCGGTCGCCTCCACATCGAACAGTGCCATTCCATCGAACGCGGAAAGCGTTACCGTGTCGTTCCGGCGCTTTATCGACGAGCCGTCCACATAGAAGCGCCCGAGCGGCACCGTCTCGGACTTCGCAGCCTGCATATCGCTGTCGTGGTACAGAATGAACGCGAGCCGTATCGCCGCACCGTCAAGGTCGCTGGTTTTCCCCGCGAAGCCTTTAAGGGAGCAGGAAAGCTCCCCGGAGTACACCCCGCCGGGGCGGAAGTCCCCGCGGCCGTTCATTTTCTGCGTTATAGAAAGGGAACCGGCGGCAATATTGTCGTCGGTCAGGTGAATTATAGTGCCGTCCCGGAGCCTTGCCGCGCCGCTTATCCCGGTGTACCGGACCGGCGCTTTTATAAGCTCCCTATAGGTATCTGAAACATTGTACATATCAATACTCCGTGAATGACGTGGTGAAGCTCCACCAGCTCTTTTCCGGGTCGGAAGGCTCCCAGCGGAGCACCTCCGGTTCTCGGCTCGGGTCGGCGTAGCACTCCATCGTGCTGAACTGAACGTCGGCGGGCTGGTTGATGTCGAAGAACCTGACCTGTATCTTCGGGGGCTTGATAGCCTCGCGTATCTTCCGCAGGTCAGGGGTCTGCACTATCCAAGTGAACGACATCTTCCGGACGTCCGACCTGATGATGTCGCGGGTCGCATACATTGATTCCGACCGCCCGGAATTTTTGCTGTCGTAGTCCTTATAGAGCGGCTTGAAGCTGCTTGGCGTGGGCATTTCTACGCCGTCTATCTTTATGATCGAGGCGGTTTTCTCGGACATAAGTACCTCCTTTCGGGCAAAAGAAATGCGCCCTTTTTCAAGAGCGCATAAGTATATACGGTTTGAGTTACCTGAGTGCGCAGGAGCGAATAGCCAGGCTTATAACAGGTAAGAGCGACACCAGCGTCAGGATAAGGAAAAACACCGCTACGGTCTTTATGGACGTTATGTCCTTTGTCTGCTTCGCAACGAGCTTTTCGACCTTCTGCTGACTTTCAAGCAGCGCCGCAAGATTCGCATTGATTGACGTCATAGCCGCCATCGTCTGCTCCTCTGATGTAAGCGGGATTATCGGGTTTGTTTCCGGAGCTGCGTCTGTTTTCTGTAATTCAGTCGCCATTGTGATTCCTCCTTTATTTTTCCTTTCGGAATTAAACAGATTATATCACATCTCATTGCAAATGTCAATACCCATTTGACCGGGTCTGCTCATTGTTCTGATACTGCGTTGTGTTTTCCGCTATAATTTGCCCGTCCAGGTCAATATAATTGTGGAACTCTATTATCTGCGGTGCCGCCGAACTGTCGGGGAGCTGAACAGGACCCGTCATTGCTCCGCCGCTGTATACTGCACCTGGAATGCTGCTCTGCTGTGTGGAATAATCAGCGTAATCGTAGCCGCGCACCTGCCCTGTTTCCTCAAGGGACTGCTGCAAGCCGTAAGCGTAGGCGATACTCAGCATATCACCGTATCCGTTATCGTCGAAGAACTTCTGCTTTGCGCTGTCGGTAAGGTAATCATTTTTGACGGAGTTCAGCGCGTCTGCCGCATTCATTCCCCGCTTCAAGCGTTCTAGGAGCGCGGAGTTCATGTCGTCGTACAGCGTTTCAAGCTCGCCGGACATCTGGTCTATCTTCATTACGTCGACAAGGTCGTCAATAGTGATCTGACCCGTGATGTATTTAAAGAAAAAATCGCGAGTGTCTAATGCCCCGGCTGAAATCAGCTTAGACTGGAAAT